AGTCTCCTCAGACTCAACTTTCGGCTGTTCCATAGTAATTTTTACTTTAGATTTACCGTGTTTCTTTTCATACTTAGCTTGTTTTTTAAGCTTTTCTTTTGTACCGAAGCCCATCTAGGACTCCTTATACATTTGTAATAGCTACTGCACACTGAGGGCGAAGAGCTTTTACACCGTTAGAAAAGTAAGCATTGATAAGTTTCGCATTAAGAAACTCAGGTTGCTCATTGATGTCAATCGTAACATCCCATAGTTTAGCCATACCAGCCGCTTCTGATGTAAATGCAAGTGCAACTAGACCCGTAGAAACTGGAATGTTATTCGATGCAAATACTGATGCACCACCAACCATTTTAATTTCTCCAGTGTCGTAACCACCATTACCATTTGTGTAATCAGAAGATACAGTAATTAGAGCTTGTGGTAATGAACTGTAAAGAGTTGGCGAACAAGCCACTTCTACTACTTCATCAACATCGTTCTCTTCCATAACTGCAACAGCCGCATAAATTGCCTGAGCAAAAGCTTTACCAGTAGCCTCAGGGTCAACCATAGGAAGAACAATTCCAGCATTTAGGATAGTAGTACCATCGCCATTCGCAACTAAACCAGTAGCTTGTGAACTAGCATAAACACCAGCAGAAAGTTTACGGTCAATAGCATTAGCTAAACGAGTACCAAGTTGACGAATATTCATAGCAACAGTATCATAACGAGCGATTGCTTGTTTCCATTTGTCAATTCTACGAGACTCATATTGAGGTCTGTCAAGTGGTACGATGATTTCATCTTGTGTACCGTTGTTAACTTCAACTTGTGTACCAGCAGTGTACTCAGTTAAGTTACCATCATCAATATCTTCTTTACCCTCGATTACAAACGAACCAGCCGCAGAACCCTCAGGAATAGTATCAATACGAAGTTTATCTACAAAACGAACTTTTCTCTCGAAAGCTTGTAGCACATCTAGTGTTATGTCTCTTGTTAAGTCTGCTCCTGAGTCTGTTCCGACATTTGGAGTGGTGTTCCCTGTGTATGGCATTTTGTGTCCTTTGATTAAAGCTTTTTCAGCTTTAAATTTTGTGTTTTAGGTTGTGGGGTTGCCTAGTATGCACAATCATCAAAGGACTAACCTGAAAAGGAGAGTTTCGAGAATGTTATATAGTCAGGCTCTCGCCCAACTAACCATTGGAGTAATTATAACAATGTTTTTAATTAAATGTCAAGTTACTCTTTTCTATCTACCGTATATAACAGCATCAGGAGTCGCTCTAAGACGAGCTTTGTAAGTAGCAATAGCAGAGGTATCTCTTCGACCAGCAGGGCTTTCTATGTAGTCCTTGTCTTTGTAGAGTTCTCTTCTGTCAGCATAAGGTGTAATTCCTTGAAATGCTGGTTGACCTTTTACTCTTGGAACAACAGTTCCGTTGTCTAAAGCAGTTTGGTACTTGCTTGATAACCATTCAATTGCGATAGCAGAAGCCTCAGGAGAACCATTAACATCTTGTGTAAATACTACTTGTTGCTCTTTGGATAGATTATCTTTACCCCATTCTTGCATCGCTTCATATTTCTCTTTACCACCAGCAACGGTATGAGCATTGTTGATTTTATCAGAGATTGCTCTAGCTTCATCACGGAACTTATAAATTGCCAACTCTTTTTTCGTTGGGTCTTTAATATCAGCAGTAAGTTTTGCTTCCATATCAGCAGTTAGAACCATACCATTCTCTAGGAATGTTGGTAGGATTTCTGTTACAACTGCATCCACTGATTGTTGATATTGTTGCTGTTGCTCTTGCTGACCGTTATTATCTTTTTGGTCACGAATAGTATTGGCTTTGAAATCCTCAGCTTCTTTCAGCTTATTGAGAACATCATCCATAGAACTAAATCTACCATTCAACTTACCATCTTTGAACTTTGCTTTTAAATCATCATTAAGTGCAAAACCATCATAAGTCTCAGGTGGTGTTTGACCACTTGGTAAACCCGATGGTGGTGTTTCCGCTGGAGGTGGTGTTCCTCCATCAGTCGGTGGTGTTGCTGGTGGTTGCCCGTTATCTACGGGTGGAGTAATTGCCTCACTCATAACTTATCCCTCTTTCCCGAACATATCTCTACGGAAATCTAATTTAATTGGCTTATCACGAAGCTCTCTCTTAGACAGTTTGAATACAAACGATTGTAGTTGCTCTTTTGAAAGACCAAACTTTTCCATAACCATTGATGGAGACCAGTCACTATTGATGAATGTACGAAGAGTCTCAATATCAAACTTAGAAACAATCTTAATATTTCTTCGCTGTAAGTCTTCCGTATAACCATTTCCAGTAAAGACTTTACATCCCTCTGCTTGAACTTGACCATTAACGATAACTGGTTTTTCCATTTCTTCAATCGCTTTTACAAGACGAGCATCAGACTCTTCTTTCGCTTTAATGAGTAATTCATTTTGCGATAGTAATGCAGTGTTCTCTGCCTCTAATGCAGAAGTGTCTGCACCATTCTCGATTGTTTCTTTTAGAGCTTGGTTTTCTGCTTCAAGCTCTGCTACTGTTTTTCTTGCCATAATAAATACCTCTTATTGTTGTGGTTGTGCTTGTGGTGCTTGACCAGCTACCGCATTAGCCGCATTTTCTCCAGCAGTTGCACCAGCCGAAGTTGCTACCGCTTCCTCGCCCATCTGTGCCGCTTGTGCCGCTTTCATTTTAGCTGTTTCTGCTTCTACTTCTTTTGGTGTTTTCATTAAACCAACAGTATTAACATTCTCGAAACTAGCATATCTGTTTAACAGTTCACTGTCTTTGAACCAATGTCTTAATCCAAGTGCATCTGCTCTTTGAACAAGTGCATCTAATTTCTGTGCCTCTTGGGAACGACCTAGTGCATCAAGTCCAGTAAGAATTTCTACCTCAATAGACTCAAACTTAATTCCTAATTCTAACATAATCTGATGAACTATCCATTTTGACCATTGAAGAGACAACTTAGAATAGATACCAGCAAGACTTGAACTCTCTAATTCCTGAGCCATAAACTGTATCTCTTGTGCAGTAACTCTCTCCGCATCACGGGTAACACTTTCGTTCATAAGAAATGCTTGTGCAAGAGTCTTCTGTAAATTCTGTTCTCTCTCTGCAACCATCTGAAAGTCAAAGTTCTTCTGAATTTGTAGAGCAGTTACATCATCTGCAACACCATCAACTACATCGCCATTCGCAGACTCAGAGACAGCATCTTTACGAGTACGACCACCTTTCTCGTTTACGAACAATAATACTTTCGCTTGAATGATTGCACCATCAGTAAGAAGTTTTGCCAACTTATCTAACTGGTTTAAATCTTGAAAGTAGTCCTCAGTGTACGGGCGATGGTACTGGTCTCCGACCATCCAAGTCCAACCAAGGTATCTGAATGGTAAGTCATCATAGTTTTTGTACTTAGCTTCTTTACCAACAAGTTCGCCATCAATATCCTGAGTGACTATCCACCCCCCATTATCTTTATCCATAGAAGCCATTGTGTATAATTCGTATTCATCTTTGATTTCCTTAGGTGTAATTCCATCAGGCAAGACTTTAACAGTCTCAACAAAACATAAACCTACTGGGTCTCCATTTTCATCGAGGTCAGCAACAAAACTTAATAGTGGATGTATCATAACACCTTTCTTCTCTCTCTTTTCTACAACCACTGAGCCAACTACTAAGAGTTGAATAATGAGGTCAAAGAGTGATGAACGGATTTGTTGTAGTTCCATTTCAGCATTTACAACACTGATGTTTGAAGATAGTTGCTGATAGACTTTAGCAATATTTTCTTCTGAACCGCCAGTCAAAGCAAGAAGTTCCTCAGGTTTTGGAACATATCTAAATGATGATGTACTTGGTGGCATTAAAGCCATACCCATCTTCGCTTTCAAAGTGTTGATTAGTCGTCCACCAAAACTCTGATTAGTTGAGTCGGTCATAGCAGTTGTTCCACTATCACTCTCTTCACGAATTACATAAGGCAGTGTCAGCTTACCAATAAGTTTGGCTCTGTCCTCATACTGTTTACGGTCATTCTTCTTTA